CAGTAGCCGTGGGATTGTTAGACTTCCAGAAAGCAAATAACTCTAGGGGTGTTATGTCTTGAGCAAACTTTTCATGGGATGCAGTAATAGTTTCGTATACTTCTTTTAGTTCGTCTTCAAATAGAGATGCGCGTAGTTTAGCCTTGTTCTGCTCAAAGAAGTCAAACTTCAAGCAGTTCTTTAAGAGGGAGTTATCCATGTAGTAGTGTCCTTAGCGTGGTATAGTTGGCTCCTTATAGAGTGCATATTATGCCAACGTCAAGAACAAAAAAAAAAGCTCCCAGTAGAATAGGAGCCATTTTTTAAAGTATTAGTAATATATACTTTAGTATCAGTTAGTTCTGAATTTCATTTTTGTAATATCGGGGGCCACTTCACCTCTACGCTCACGCATTTCTATCTGGTGGTGTACTACACCCTTATTATTTCTAACTAGACTTTTAATAGCCGCTTCTAGTTTAGTTTCTTCTTCCGCAGCGGCTTTAAAACCGCCGTCAATATCGTAGTCTATTAGACATATGGCTCTGCATTTCATATCATTCTCCCTTTAACCTATTAAAATTTGGGTTATTTTATGAATAGTCATTAGCTTTAAATCTATACTCGTTAATCGCACTTTCATATTTTTGTTGACGTTACGTAACTGGGATATTGACTTTAAAGCGGCATCTTTGTCAAGAATTAAATACACTTCATTGTAATTACTAAGTGTTTTCTTAATACCAGAAGTAATTGTGGTCCCTAATAAAGCTATTCCCACTAGTCCATCTATTCTACTAACACTACAGGCAGAGGGTGCGTCCTCTACCAATACAGCGGTTTTACCATCACCTACTTGGATGCCATCAGGGATATGCCCGTAGGAAATCCACTTAGGCCCATACTTACTCAGAGAACGCCCTACAGCCCCGTGGGAGCCTCTACTATAAAATAATACTCTATTATCAGCCGGAGCATACTTCACCTTCACAAGACGCTGCTGGTGAGCCTGTAGGCTATTAACCGACTCTAGGTATTTCAGGGCAGGGGGGTGATTGTCTACAGAAGTAACTATCTCTGGTATAGGTCTGCGAGATACTTTGTCTTTGGTTACTTTATTTAAGTAATTGTGTACCCCAGCCTTACTACGGTTGCCGTGGTGTACTCCCTTGCCATTACAGGATGCGCGGTAGCAGTACCAAAGTAATTTACCATCAAGTCTAGACAGTGCTAATTTCTTTTCGCCGTAGCAGAATGGACAAGTAATTACTTTCGTATCACCTTCCTTAATAGGTATTGCCTTTATAATATCTAATTGCTCTTGGTAGGTCATGGTTGGTTGGTCCTATACTATTTGTCCCTGTGCGGGACAGCCCTATTTTATTTAGCAAAATGCTTATGTCAACACCTAATAAGATGCGTTTAACGCCAATTTACGGTCACAGTCATTCTGCCAAAGTATGCGTAAGTCATTGATTTTAAACAATACCTGTTAATCAATTTGTCGTAGGTTCGATCCCTACCGCCGGAGCCAAATATAATAAAATCAATGGGTTACGGCAGTCTGTTAATAAAATTGGCACTTTTTTTAGTAGTTTGGCAATGTGCCAAAAGTGCCAAAAATCTACTAGGAAGTAATAGTCCCCCTAGTAGAATCATCTTTGTGCGGCTAATAATAGTTAAGTGGTTTTATTTGCCCTCAGTAGGTCTAGTGCGAGGCCGTGTTTCCCTAGAGATAATACTACTAGGGTGGCAACCCATCATTATATCATTACCATACATATCCATAAGGTAATCGTATAGTGGGGACGCTATTTCATCAAACTGAAACGCCTGTTGGCACTCCCTCTCTGTCTCAAACCAAATTTCCGTTTTGGCTGAGTAGTCCTGTATTGAGTATTGGATTATGAGCGCGGTAAAGTATTCTATCATCAGGCAACTCGCTCATACCATTGTTTATTCTTTGCATTGTGCCACTTAGCCCCCAAGCGCAGCTTATTTAATTTACTAATAGGTAGCTCTGGACCCATACAGGCAATTCGCTCCACATAGTTTCCTTCCTTATCATACACCTCAATCACCTTGTACTTAGTAGAATGATCAATTTGTAGAAGAGGATTTAGGTCGTGGCTATGTGGGATCATAGTATTCCCCTTTTCTTCATTGCGTTTGCAGCTTCAATGTTTCCCTGCTTGGCGTATACTATAAGCATACTGGGGTTCTTATGGCCTGTAAGAGCCATTAGCTCACGGTCAGTACACCCTGCGCGAGAAGCATGGGTAGCCCCTGTGCGGCGCAAGTCGTTTAACCAAATGCTTGAATACTTCTGGGAACCATCCTCATTGTAGTGTCCTGCCATTGGGACTTCAGGCAAACCATAGTCTTTAGCCAATCTCCTAAAAGATTTAACTGCGCGGTCTTGGGTGTAGGGCTTACCTGTACTTTCTTCCCTCAGTATAAAATTATCAGAATTATGCCTCTGGTGCATATCAAGACGTTTTCGTACAGATGGGGTTATTGGGATAGACATACGAGCGCCAGTCTTTTCCTGAGTAAACTCGCATATACCATCTTGGATATTGTTCCACCTCATTTGCCTGATGTCTACAACTCTCTGGCAGAACTCATAGAGCAGGGTAATCATAGTTCCCATACTCTGCCTACCATTTTCATCACAGTACTTAATCATCCCAGTAATATGCTCTTCAGGCCACATTACCTCACGATCAGGGAGCTTTGGTAGTTTCAATAGGGAAAATGGATTGCTCTTGGCCTTCCCAGACCTAAGAGCTTCATTCCATACCAGCTTTAATACCTTTACTGTGTGATTAGCTTTGTGTGTTGATACGTCATCCTGTATGTATTGATACAGTTTTTGTGCGTAGTTGTAGTCTACGTTTGACACAAGCATCTTAGCAAAAGATGTATTACGTATTTGCACAGAAAGAACGTGTCTGAAGTGACCAAGGTATGAACGCTTAGTGCTTTCCTTAGTAATATTTCTAAATGCGTTTGACTCCTTGTATAGATTAACCAATTTCTCAACAGATCGGTCATCTATGAATATTTCATCATGGTTGCCAGACTTCCAAGCCTCAAACTTACGCTTTAACTCATAGCCACGCTCATTGGCTTCAGTCTTACTGTCGTAGGTTTCAATAGTGAGATGGGGAAATGCCTCAAGAACAGGTGGTGTTGGCCTGATCCTGTAGACCATAGTATTGCCCTTCATTCGGGGTCTTACATAAGGAGCTTTAGCCATTAGACAACTCCTTCTGGTAAGTAAGACCTTTGTAGAGCATACCTTCAGCCTCAGACTTGTTACCACGCTTCAGGGTTTCATAGGCCCACTGCACCCAACTATAAGCCTCTGGGTTTAATTTATCAGGGTGCGGGGCTGAAGTAACAATTTCTTGCCCAACAGCCCTCTCCCTTGATGCCCCTACTTCATGTAGATTTAACCATTCGATTAACTCTGTTTTAGAAGTAGGTACGTCAACCTCACGCCAGTCTCTAGGGAAGTTCTTCTGAGCATCACGCTGAGTGCCTACCCACTGGCCTTTACTGCTTTGATACAGTCTCATAGTAATTCTCCTATGCGTTTACGTATTGGCGGTTATAGTTGATGGTGTATGATATACCGATTTCGTAGCCATCAGTCTCATACTCATATGCAGCCTCTAAAGAATTAGCTATTGCCTGTACTTTCTTTAGAACCATGCTCTCAGTCAGAGTATTATCGTACCCAAAGTTTATTGGAACGGCAGTAATAACCTCTTTCCAGTGCTTATGCTTGTGGCACTCTTTATCCTTGGGGTTAGTCTTCTCGTACCGATGCTCATAAACGTACACCACAGCGTCATTGTGATCCCAGACTTTGACCTTATAGGTTTTATCAGCAATCATGCCGCTTCTCCTTCCATACTCTCTACTACTTCAGCACCAAGTTGTTTTGCGTAAGCTTCTAAGTGAGGAAAACAAATCATATATGTTTTTTCATCATTAAAAGTAGCGACTAATTCTGTTGCGGAACCATAGTCAAAATACACTTTAAGCATCATGCCGCTTCTCCTTTAGTAACATCAATAGTGATGTAGCAGTTCCGACCTGTTTCGGTGACCCCAGTATAATGAGAGAAGGTAACAGTATCACCAGCAGCAGCCTTCTTGGTGATATTCTTAATAGACAGGAGCTTATCACCCCTTGGCCTGAGATAGCAGCGAACCTCAGAGAGAGAGCCGTCAGTGAACTTTGATTCATAGGCAACTCGTGGGTTCCTACCATTCAGGCGGTTCCACTCTAGATCGTCATAGTCTACAGGTAGGTATTCCTTAACGAACTCAACAACGCTCTTGTTGGCGTCAATGATAGACTTGTTCAGCATACGCTGGGTTATTTTGATAGTAGCGGTTTTCATGTCAGTATTCCTTTGTTGGTTTGACTGCTAACACTTACTACGCCACCAAACAGACTGTCAATAAAAAAGTTAACAGGGCGGCAAAAAAGAAATTTCCCCGCGCGATAAAGCCTATACTTCCCTATACTAGTAGGACTTAGGCACTCAGTATATCCTATTGGTGCTGGGCTGGGGTATGAGGGGGAGAAAAAAATTAATCGGCTTAGAGTAAATTAAACAATAGAAAATCTAACAATAGCTCATCGCATTTTGGTGGAATAACTAATAGGCAGTTCAGCCAATTTAGTGTTTGCACAATTCGACAGTAGCTGGTATGGAAATGTTAGACGCAATCACTGTGTCTAATTGAAACAGCAACAATAGGAGTTTAAATGCTGACAATAAACCAACTGGCTCAAATGGAAGCCGTGACCCACAAAAGCAAAATGCCAAAAGACATTTCTGCTTTACTCGCCGCATCATACTTTTCTGAAAGCCGTCAGGAACAAGTCGCTATTGGCGATTTAACCCTGCCGCATTTCATTAGAGTAATGAGATGCAGAGCAATTTCAGATTGTTCAAACAACTAGTGTATTACTGGGGCCTTTACCATTTATGGTTCGATGGACTGGCCTTTTTCTTTTGAACCAGCAAAAGCATTGGAGATTAAAATGCTAACCACTACAAACCGAAAGTACATTAAAAAAGCCGTGCAAATCCAATCGGCTCGTTCTTACAGTACAATGGCTAAACTTGATTATGCGCTTCGAGGGCATGGTCTACAGTTTGCCAAACATATTGTTATGCAAAATGGTGACCGCTTTATCCCGATTTTTGAAGGTTTGAGTATGCCAAAACAAGATCGTGAAATTGCTGACCACTTCGGCTTTCGAGTTGTCTAACGAAAAATAGCTAGGGGAGCCGTTGATGCGGCGGCTCTCTCAAGGTGTTTTTCACCAACCAACTTAACTTTTAATAGGAGGCTTAAATGCCATTAGATAATGTAATAAACTTCAACTCAAACGC